CCTTGTCTTTGTCGTAGTCCAGGATATTCAACAGGGCCGTTCCAATTCCTTCGACCTGGACTGTGATCTGTCCATCTTCTCCGAATGTTTCTCTTGCCTTACCTGCTGCCAGGATCTCCTCGATCTGCTCCCATGTGTACTCTGTTTCTCTGATTGTTCTTGCTTTCATTGTCTGTTCTCCTTTTCTGGTCAATACTCTTTCTTCGCATACCGGACACACAATGTGCCCGCCGTTTGGCGTTCTTCTCAGCTGCTTTCATCCTTCATCTTCTCGCTCCTTTCATAAATGCCTCAGTCATGGCTTTTTTCCAGCTTCTTTCGTATTGTCCACAGCAGTATGCGTTCACTGTAACATCTCTGAACTCTTCACTCTTCGGGCACACACAGATCCCTCTGCTGTCGTGGTATCTGCATGTGCTACAATTCTTATTATAGCTCATTGTTCTTTTCCTCCTTGTATAGCCTCATTCAGCTCTCTTAGACACTTTTCGCATGTTCCATTCACCATCATCGGACACGATCGGTATCCATCTTGGAACGTGGAAATCATTGCACGGTAACATTGTTCTATTTTCTGCCCTTCATACTGTTCGAAATATGGGCATTCTTCTGTCGGATATAAGTTGCCGCCCCTGCACCAGTGTGCCTGCTCTCCTGGCTTATGACTGTCTGACCACAGATGCCTTTCCGGATAATGATCCGTGTATGGATCTTCCTGTGCTCTGTGATCGTCATAACACCCTCCGTAGGTACATCGCTCCGACCAGTAGTAGAGGCAGTAATAACACAGGCAATCACTGCAGGTCATCATTCTACTCATCCTCCTCACTTTTCTGGAAACTCATATACTTGATTTCGCATATATATTGCCATTTTGTGCGGTTTTGCTGAATCATCGAAATATTCCGTCGTGTAGTATCCATCTGTATATACTTCGCAAAACTCTTTCATCACTTCCATACACCGCTCCTTACTTTCGTATTCCGCAACCTCTTCCAGTAATCCATCTGATATGCAGATTGTGTGTCTGACTATCGTCTGTTTCCCTTTGCGATCGGTTCGTTCTGCATACTTTAACGCGTTGAAAGATATGCCAAACCGCATTACTTTTTCTTTATTCTGACTTATAATCAACATTGTTTTTCTCCTGTGATTAAAAAATCCATTATGTTCATCTGTCCATTATGTTCCCATGTTTCTGTCTCTATTCCGCATGTTTCCAGTGCATCTTGATACCTTACCCCATTATTTTTTAATTCCATACAGATCTGATAATGCTTTGGGTGTGTCATTGCTATTCGTTGGAATCTATTCGGACACTTTTCCATATGTGCACCAAAAGCACAGAACATGCATCCGGTACGCTGTTCACCTGTTGTGTAGTATATACCACCGGGCGTTTGCTCTATGTCGCCATATACAGAACATATTTCAATATCATTTTCTACTATGTATCTAAGCACATCCTGCCTTGTCCAAGGACCAAGCGGCTGGCTCTTAATTGTTTTTCCATCATATACATTGCAACCTGTATGAGCATACTGGTGTTCGCGTCTAAAACTTTCATCTTGCGTTGTCCCAATATATGGCACTCTTCCAGTCTTTTTTGCATAATCTTTAAACGGTTTTTTCTTGGTAATGTTACAACACTGTTCACTTATATCAAATTGTGTATCCAACAAAAATCTCCATTTTTTAGGAAGCATTCCGAACTTCCCTCTTTCATCGCCATTCATCAAATAGTTTCTGTATCTGTCTGATAAATTTCCATGCCGCAGCTTCCTTATCTTCAGTGCCGTCTCTTTGCTAATTAACGGAAATCCATATTTCTCAACTACCTGTTTAAATGTTAATCTGCTTCCGTCTTTCCATCTGGGATATATTTCAACAAATTCCCCGCTGGCCTGACGTGCAAATCTTACTATCTCAGGAAATTCCAAACCAGTATTTGAGAATACTGCCGGGACTTCCAACCCTACGGTTTTTCTTATCATATGCAACAATGCTGTGCTGTCCAAGCCACCAGAATAGCTCAAATATACTTGACCATCCCAGTTGTAATACCATTCCTTGATTCTGCGTTCCGCAAGCGTTTTCTTTACCTTATACGGTAAATATTTTCTCTGGCTAAACTGCCAATCATTTAATTTTAGATCATCTTCCTGTATGAACATCTTTTTCTCCTGTCTCTTCTTTCCCTCTCAATGTCTTCTTCTTTCCCATCATGCAAATGGCAGCTCTTCGTCAAAATCTTCCGGGATGTTCATAAACCCGTCTGCATCCACCGGCATCGGCTCCGGTCGTTCCTGGCTGCTCTCTTCCCGGT